TATTTCCATGAATGTACGTTCACTTCCAATTGCTGGTAATATCTTTATGCCACGTGGATATAATTTTTTTAGATAATCCACTTTTTGTTTTACCGTCAAAGGATTTTTCTTCTTATCCTGACTAGCGCTTACATATAACACGGGTAGGCCTTTAACCCTTTTTGCTATAGTAATAACTCGTTCTATTAGTTTTTGATGTCCAATGGTAGGTGGGTTCAATCTACCAAATGCAAACACGACAGGTTTTGATCTACCTGTATTCTTTTTTAGTAATTCACTAATTGTTTTCATTTGATATCCTTACTTTTAATAATGGTTTATCGTTGATTGTAATATCACCTTTTTCATTCTTACCTATCTTCTTTACTTTGATAGGTTTGTTTTTAAACTTACCACCTTTGACTACATCACCTACCTTAATTGGCACGTTGATGTCTTCTCTCATTTTTTGTTTTTTCTCTAATTCTTTTCTCATCCACATTTTTGCAACACGATTTGTTATAGGTTTTTTAACTATTCGTGCAACCATCTTATATGCTTTCGCAAGTATATCATCATTTGCTTTATTGTTATCAATAACATAAAAATTTTTCATACCAAATAACATTTGCAACTTACCCATGTTTCGTTGTATTTCTGCATGACTTTTTTTCGCAATATCAATTGGCACGGTTCTATCTCTAGAAGCATTTCTTGCCAACGCAACATCTAAACTTGTATTCACAAATATCATATGACAGTCATATCCTAATCTTTTCAATGCAGCTAATCCAGTGTAAATTTTTAATACGTCTCGTGCGGTACTATCAATCACTAAACCTAATCTGCCTTGTATATACAAATCTAAACTTCTTCCTGTTACTGCTTTTGATTTTGCTCTTACTTTATCTCTAAAATATTCTTCTTCAGGTGGCATATCTAAAGACAATCCTGCTTTCTTCAATGCTCTTTCAAATGCACTATCTGAATTAACATTCTTTAAACCAAGACCACCTGTAATTCTTTTTGTTACATAACTCTTACCAGAACCTGGACCACCTGCAAGAAAAAATGCCTTAAAGATACCTGGGTCATATAAACCTTCTTGTATAATAAATCTTTCCATTAACTACCGTTACCCCCATTACCACCGTTTGCACCATTGCCACCATTTCCATTAGCACCATTACCATTACCGTTGCCGTTTCCATTTGCATTATCATTACCACTTGTATTCTGTGGTTCTTGTTTTGGTCCTGGTCCTATTCTACCATAGTATGCATACTTTCTGAATTTAGGCACACACACTTTAAGTTTTTCATCATACTTAAATCCTGGTGGACACTTTTTACTTTCTGCAAATTGTTTAAATGTTAACATTAACCTTCCCAGTTTTTTGCAGCTGTGAAGTTTTGAACACTAAACTCTAGTCTATCAACTAACTTTACTGCTTTACCTTTCTTATCTACTGCAACATAACCTTCTGGGTTTGTTGCCTTTAATCCATTACCTTCTCTTTTAAATGTACCAATACTTTTTGCTTTATTTAATTTTGATATGATTATACCTTTTGCTGTTTGTAATGTTTTATATGTTGCACAAGCAAAATAAATACTTTCTTTATGACCATCAATAAATTTAAGACCAGTATTTTGAATAGTCTGATATTTTTCTTTTGCCTTATCAGTCTTAACACTATCTATTTCTTTTTGTGTTCTTGTTTTATAGTGTTGTTTAAATGCCTCAGCAGTTTTAGCTGTGCTTGGCAAATCTGTTCCAGCACGTATGAAAGAATTAAGATAAGTTTTTAATTGTACACCTACTGATAAAGTATTCTTTTCTGTTTTAATTTTATTTAACATTTCTTTAGACTTCTTCAAAGAGCCTGACGCCATGTTTATTGTTTTTTGTAATTGCTGACTTTCGCCAATAGTCATTAACGCATTACCTGATACATCTTTATATCTAGCGTCATCAAACCATACATTAGGTGTTCTTCTTAATTTAGAAACGTTTGCACCAAACTTGGCTGATAGTTTATCAAAACTAGCACCTTTATAAGTTGTATGAAAAACAATACCTAATTTACTACGGTCTATCTTTTTACCAAAAGGTGTATTCTCTGGTACCATATAAACTATTGTATTAGGTTGAAAAGAAATCATTTGTTCTTGTTTACCTGATGGATCTTTATATGTTGTTTTCTTTTTACCTGATTGTGTAAACATCAAATCACCTTGTAGTATTTCTTTCATACCTAAACGAGAAAGATATTGTAAACACTCTCTTAAAATATTGGCAACAGGTCCCTCATGATTTTTTCTTATGTCTGCAATATTATAATTTACTTTTGGATTTTTATTAAATACAGATTTTGTACCTACAAAAAATTTACCATTCTCAGGACTAGGACCAGCAACAATTGCTGGGGCACCATCCCACTTAACACTTACATTTACTTTACTAGAACTATTACCAGATAACATGCGATTTAATGCCTCTAAAAAAGCAATAGCATTTTTGCCACCTTCAAAACCATTATTAATAATATCATCTTCAAGATGTTCTAAATGTGTATTTTTATCTTCGTTTAATAATTCCATTATTTTACTTTTATTCCTGGTGTGTTAATGTATAGTGATTTGCCTGCCCAACCACCTGCGGCTCTTGTTCTAGATGTTATTGGTATTGAAACATCTATACCTAATAATTTGTATTTGAAAGTTAAAGTGAATTGTTGAGATTTACCATCATAAATGTATTTTATTCCACCATAATTTTTTACATCTTTGTTTAATAAAAACTCTTTGTATTCTTCGTTACTTGCAACATCTTTTATAGTTGCACTTGATTCTGTTCCAACAAGAAGTTTATAAGGACACGGCGTTGTATCTGCACTATCTGGATACATGTACAATCCTATTGTATTTAAAAAATACATTAAGTTTTTTGGTTTTTTTAAATACGAACCAAAACCATCAATCAAATTATTTCTATAACCATAGTAGAAATCATCTTTATAAAAATTTAACTTATCTTTTGCAAACTCTTTTGCCAATGTTGCAAATGCTCTTTTACTAATACTCTCACTAGGTTTTTCTCTTGAAATATTAAACTTACTTAATACCTTCTTTGCATTTTTTCCTTTCACCGTTTTTGCTGTATCGTTCCATGCTTTGTCCATTAAATTCACTACATTTTTATATTGTGTAGTATCATTTAATTTTTTATAGAAACTGTGAATTGCAGTATTGAATTTAGGTGTAACATCTTTACCTACTGTTGCTTTATTAGAATAACCAATGTAGTCTGTTTTACCTATTTGTAAAATAATATCACTAGGATTGTTTTTATGAATACCACCTGGTTTCCCACGAGCAGTCCAAAAATACTTGATTGGTTTTTTAGGTAAATCTTTTCTGACAGCCTTTGCCATCTGATATCCTATATTGATATCTACCTCAGGCGTTTCGTCTCTATCAATCATTTGTCTTAGAAAATCAAAAGTAATTTCTTCTTCTTTTCCTTTAACTGACATATGAATGCCTGTGCCACCTTTTTTGCCACCTATGTCACTCATAAATGTTTTGGCGTCTGTAAACTTAGGATACTTTGCAAAATACAAAGAACAAAATTCATTTACATTTGAGGACGCTGTGGAGTTTTTTCGTGTTTTCATGCCATAGTGACCTATGACATCTTTCATTCGAAGATTTATTGAATATGGTAATTGTTTATCGCCATCAAACACTTGAAATGGAAACTTGCCCTTATCGCTGATAGATGTGCCCTTAGGTTTATCGACACTCTTAAACTTTAATTCTTTTTTAGGTTTGACTTCTTTTTTAACAGATTTCTCTATTTCAGGCGTGACAGTATAAAAAGGATTAAACTGCCCCTTTTGTTGATAATCTGGCGATATTGTTAATTCCCGTAAGTATTCTTTAAACTTTAACATCATTACTCCCATTTATATACTAAAATAACTATTTAGTCAAGGAGTAACTTAGGAATACCTCCATTTACTAACCAGACTTGATTTTTATTGTGAAATTCTGCAAATTCTTTTGCTTTGTCTTTGATATCAAAATGATGTACAATTGTAGTATTAGACTTATAATGTTCTAAAACTTGCCAACTATACTTGCGACCTTTCTTAACAGTCTCAACTTCGTATACTAATTTACTTCTAGAACTTGAAGTCTTGGAACTTTTTGTACTTTTCTTCTGGCGTTTCTTTTTCAAGGTTATGTTCGACATACTTCTCCTCTTCTGGTTGTATTAGAGTTTGTGCAGCTTGTTCAATATCAAATAATTTCATTCTACTACGATCTACACCAATTAA